GCAATAATATTATTGAAGCAATTGATCAGGTAAGCAATTGAACCATATAAAAGGAGAATAAATTAAATATAAAGAAATATAAAAACAGCTATAAAGCTGTCTTTTTAATATTATTTTTTATTTGTTCGGCGCCATTTCAACTTTGATGTTATTGGCTTGTAAGAAACGTAAGTGCCAAGGCGCTCCCTCATTCCAAACGTAATGCTTAAGGTCTTTCCCTGTCGTATCTTTATAAATTTGTTTCACGATAGTCCATTGGTCTCCATTAGTGAAGCCAATTACTTTTGTTCCGTTAAAGTATGAAATTCCGCCAGCTGGTTTTCCGTCTTTTGTATTAACTTGATATGTAAATTTCATTAAATCATCGTCCTCTAATTCTGTATTTGTTTGTGTATTGTTTACTGCTACTGTGCTACTAGTTTGCCCTGTAAGGCGCTTGTTTAGTTCTGCGATAAAGTATGAGCGACAACTTTCTACCGTGCCACCGTGTACCTCTACGGAACGTCTAGGGCAACTTGTACTTGATAATTCTTGATGTAGCTTAACAGTATCACGATTAGGAGTTAAACCCCATTGCTTCATGTACTTAGCTACATCATCTAGTACCGCTTGTTCATTCCTTAAGAACTGATTTAAATCGCCCTCTGACTGGCACACTTCCCAACTTGCATAGTTTGCATTACCGTATGAGTTAGCGCAATGCCATGCCATATTAGAGAAGTCAGAAGCCTGCAATCTTCCGTCAGAAGCAATATAAACATGAGCAAAGCCATTTTCCGGGTTGTGTGTAGGTAACCAGTTGTTGTAGAAGCCAGCGTTAGCACCGTTTGAGCCTGCGTCGTTGTGAATTACAACCCCAGTAGGGTTATGCCCACGTACGCCAGCATTAGTTATATTCATTCTTTTTTATCCTCCGTTTGTTCTTCTTCAACTTCTGGAATATTCACACCATTCTTTTTGACAAGTTTAAGCAAACCAGCAAACATAGGACTAATTTTTGCGATTAAGTAAATAAATTGCCCTACAAAGTACAACAAACCTACGTTAATCACTGTTTTAGCGATATCAGAAGTTGAGGGTGTTTGTGTAAAGTAAAAGACTGCATATAAAACCCAGAGGGAAAATATTACCGTAAAATCAATTACTAGCCTACGTTTAAAAGGTGGGTTCATTGCTTCTCTATCTTTTACCCATGTAGCAAACAAAATCGCTAAAATCAAGACAGTCATTAATATCATTTTTGTAATCATAAAGGGTACTCCTTCTAATTTCTATAAAGTTTTACAATCATCATTTCGTGTTTTGAACCCCCAGCGAAGCCACTTGCATCACGTTTATCAAAGGTATATTGTTGCCCTTTTTTGAGACCAGAGTAGATAGCCTTTGCAGGCATGGACAAAGCTTGACCGTCATGACCGTTAGTATATCCTGTTGCTTCATAAATCTGTGTTATTCCAGAGGGAGTAGTAATTCCAATTTCCCATTCTCCGCCACCATATCCCCAGCCATGATAGAAAAGTTCAACTTCTGCAGTACAGTCCCAAGGTGCAGTAAATGTGACTGTATTTCCACCACCTTTATTTCCATAAAAGGCGACATAAGAATCGGCAAAACCTTTCATTTCCAGGCTATTTGTGATAACTTTATCTAAATATGTTACATTATCAGGTGTTTTAGTATTTGTTACTCCTGTTCCGTTAGTCGTTCTAATATCTATCACTACTTTTAGTACACCTGAATTGTTGTTCAAATCAACATTGTTGCTATTGTTTGAGTTTTCTGCTGATAAACTTACAGGGTGTGTTGTTTGACTTAAATCAATATTTGCATGAATATAGTTTACAGAATTAGGCTTTAAGGCTACTGTTTCGTTTGATAGTTCAAAATATCTACCGCCAGCAATAATTGAAGTGTTGGTATATTGCACGTTAAGTGCTGTATTTAATGGACTTGACCAGTCTTTTCGTCTAATTGTTCCATAGTCCATTCCAGTCAACATCATGTATAGCTTTCCGTCATTGTTTGAACCTACCGGAAACTCTGTACCATTTGGACTGAAGAACGTGAAGTTTTTAATTGTCATTTTTAACCTTTCTTGAAATTATCTTCGCTTTATCCAAAACCGGGTTATCAGTAATTGATAATTCTAATAATCTAAATTTTCTACCGCCATAAGGATAACCACCAATTGACACAAATTGACCGACATCGTACAAGAGCGTGGTTTCGATTCTAAGCGTGTTTACGCTATTGTAGTATACTTTACCTTGCAATAGTTCTAAGTGGTCTTTACGAAGCTCTCTATGCCCTTTAAAGCTATCTATTCTATATTTGTCGCCATAAGTAGCTACATATTCATATAACATTTGGTTTGTCTCCACTTTCTACAAAAATAAGTCTATCACTGAAGTCTGTTTTAACTCTGTCTGCTATATATCCTGAATACAGTTTACCGTCATACCAAATATCAACCAAGTCATTAACATACAAAGGCAATAGTTCATTTTGATTAAAGATTAATCGTGTAACGATCGTGGAGGGAGAAATTTCAGCCTTAATAGTAGACATATCAGGAGGGTTTCCGTGGTCATCTCTATCATAAAATAATGTTTTAGCTGTCCTCACTTCTGGCAAGTCTGTTCCGTCTCCGTGATAAGTGCTATAATCAATGATATCTCCGTTATTTTTGGCTGTATACATTTTAGGAGGGTCTGCGTAGTCGTCTGCATTTGAGCTTTTAACGAACACGACAGCAAAATTATAAGCTGAACGTTCTACTATTGTTTCCGTGTCCATTGCTACATTTTGTTTAATATCTACCCTTGTCGTGATTCTATTTCTATTCCAGCTCCTTGAAGCGAAGTTAATGAATAACAAGTTTCTGGGGTCTGTTTCAGATGGAGCATGTTGAATGGTTGTGGTTGGTTGAAATTGAACCTTGGAAAATATCCTCTTAGCTACGTCGCGAGCTGATGAAGTTTCCGCTTTACGGTTAATTGTAGCCTTTCCAGCGAAAATGCTTGAATTGAAGAAATAACCATAACTCATTAAATCATTCTTATTAGGGTCAATTAGATAGTCAATGATAGCAAAATTTGTCGTTTTAGTTATCGCGTTCGGAACATCAAGGCCTTCAATCATTGCCCAAAAATAGTTCTTTAACGTGACTTTATTGCTTTCATCCACACTCGTAACAAGATAGACCATATCTAAGTTTAACTTTTTCTTTTGACCTAGAGCTTCTTCTATCGGAACAACTTCAGGAAAAAGAATTTGAACAATATCCCCAACTTCTACTGAAATGGTCAATGTAGCCGATGAAGTGTAAAGATAACCGGTCTCCCACAATTCATAGTTAATAACTTGACATCTTGCCTTTGGTATTGGTAGACCTCTTTTGTCTTTTTTGCCATTAGGAAGAGTAAAATCAGATATATTATAATAGTTAGGATTAAAGTTATCATAAACGTTAGCTTCTAACATTAAACAAAGTCCGCCTTTCTCTTGATTTTAAACTCTGCCTTACTTAAATTAATTAACTCCATTTGACCTTTTTCAATTATACGTGTTCTATATCTCTCAAAGTCCATTACAGGGAATAAATTTAATGAAGTCGTTCCGTTCCAGCCTTGATAAGTTTCATCATTTACATCTGTATTGATTAAAATATAATTCTGTACCTGTTCCGTCTTAAATACAATCGCAGTATATTCATTTCCAATATCATCTAAAAACCTAACTCCAGTAGGTGTTTTAGGAAGTTGCGGGTATAATATCCCCATAAAACTAAATATTTCATCTTTTATATCCCAGCGACTTAAACGATCTATATTTGTTTCGCCATAATAAGTATAGGCTTGATTCGCTATATAATTATATCCAAAATATTCACTTATATCAGCAGTTGTGATTTCAGTAGCTGATTGCATGTATGGAGTAACTACCGATCCTAGTTCTATTTTTAAGTTAGAAGGTATTACTTCTGCCCCAACAGGTATGAAATTAAAAACCAACTGTACGCTATTGGCCATTGCGTTTGCATTTATAAAATCTTGAGTTAATTGTATTGTTCGAGATATTTTAACTTTATGAGCAGGGTTTTCTACATAATCAGGTTCTTTAAATACATCTTTAGTATAAAACTTGCCATCTACGTTTTTCGCTTTTACCATAGAAAGCCAAGTATAAGACCCGCCCCACATTTGTATCGTGATATTTACATCTTCCGAACTACTATATAGTTCAGTATTTAAAAATTCAATATCATAAGAAATTGTGATATAGTCGCCAGCTTTAAATAAATCAGCTACTGTTTTATTTTGTGTGAAATAAATTATTCCTACGTTTTGATTTACTGCACCATTACCAGCACTTGTAGGTTTGAAATCTTTAGTGCCTTGTAATAAATTCAAGTTAGGCAAATTCAGAGAAGGGCTTGCTTTCAGTCTATTATAGTTTTGTAAAGCTGTTTCACTTCCTTTATATCCGCCATAAATTTTAGATTTACCATCGATAACTTTACCGTTTTGAATTTTTTCAAAAGTTAAGTTTTCGTAAGTGTACCACTTTGTGACTATATCGAAAGTTATCTTTTCGCTGAAAGTTCCGTTCTTGCCATAACCCTCTGTCTTTGTAACATTTGCTAAAGCTAAATCAGCATATACCTGAAAAATCTCTGTTTGATATTCAAGTGTAACGAATTTTTTGTTAAGAATATCGTTTATGAAGTCTTTCATTAATTGATAATTTTCTTCCAAACTTTCTCCAAACGTTTCTAGCTTAAACTCTATTTGTGGTTGAGTGATTGAGCGTGTCCCCATTACTCCGACACCATTACTTTGCCAAATATTATTAGTTGATTGTAACCCTAAATTAGAGGGCTGGTAAAATCTAACTTTTCCATTTGTGACGTCCCAAACTGTATCATATGTTCCGTCTAAGTTGGTATGTATTTTGTACTGTC